AACATCCTTTTAGAACAACAAAATGAGTGCCTATCTGAAGCGGTTGATGAATTGTTCAACTATTCCTCTATTGTCCGCATAGCCAAATTTAACGGTATTTCAGAAACTCGGTTTAAGTGGTACAGACTCAAAGCAGTATCCGTAAAAATGGGATGGGAAATTAAAAAAGTGCCATGCCCAAGATTTGTTGAGAAAAATTTATACTCTCATGATGCTTGGCGTGTCGCTTACCCTGGTATTGCTCTACCCGAAACAACTACACTTGTTATTCAGTCAGCAAAGAACTGATTTAATTATTGACATACTCACCGACCTGAAGGTGCGATGATTCTTGACACTTCACTGGAACACGCCACAAGTGGTCTTATCGTCCCTCCATGTCCGTTTAAAGTCTCCCAATGCCCTGTGGCGACTATAACCAAATTTTAACATAAAGCCGTCCTAAAAGAACGGGGCTTGTATCCCATATTTTTGGTCAAAAACGAAACCCCTGGATTGTCGCTAGTCCAGGGTTTTTTTAATCAATACGTCAATAAAGATTGTTATATTTGCGATTACGTGCTATAATAGTTGAAACCAGCACCGTAAAGAGTGTAGTAGCACCCAGAACGGTTGTATCACTGGTTAACATTTCACCCGAAAAAGGCGGGTTAATCTGTCGTGACCATTTTAACATTTAATCAGGAATTAGCGATCGCACTTTATGAATCAACAGAGAATTTTCCGGTTGATTTTGATGACGCTTGGCAATGGTTGGGATATGCTAAAAAACAGAATGCCAAAGACAAGCTAATCAGAAACTTTGATGATGGTCTTGATTTCCGTATTACCCAAATGCGTGAGACTAAGCAGGACGGTACTTTCAGCCATTCCTATGAGAAAATAGAGTTAACCATAGACTGTTTTAAATCACTAGGTATGATGGTTGGTACAGAACAAGGAAGGATTATCAGAAAATATTTCCTTGAGTGTGAGCGCACGCTTAAACATAAGGTACATCAACACGATGTAAGTAGTGATTTAAGAAGACCAGACATAAGAGATATTGGTTTAGCAATAGATACTGTTTTTGCTGTTACCAGTGTAGATGTGCGATTACAAGCCGCAGTGAAGGCTAACCAAATAGCCAAGATTTACCCGGCGCTCGCTTCGGCGATGGAAGAATCAAAGTCACTGCTAAGTATTCCTGTTGAGGATAAGCTGATCCGACCAGGCAAACTAGCGGAATTATATGAAGCTAGAACCGGGGTGAAATTGTCAGCACAGAAGATGAACTCGTTACTAGCGGAAAAGGGCTTACAGGTCAAAAACACCGCTAACAATAATCCTCTGTGGGTAGCCACAGAGGAAGGAAAACAATATTCTCAAATAGTTTTAGATACTGCAAAGGGACATAACAAAACCGTCCAGTCGCTACAGTGGTATCCATCAGTAGTTGATGTGATTTAATCCACAACAAAAACAAAACCCCTGGATTGTCGCTAATCCAGGGGTTTAAAATTAAATAGACATGAGAAACTTGCGGGGTGGTCGTTTAAGCGTGAGCCATTCTTGACGATAAGCGACTTTCAAGGGTCGCCAGTCTATATTAGTAATCTTCCTATCTTTCAGTTTCCTGATGACTTTAAAGTCAATGTAATCTACTCCTAATTGTTCAGAAGCATACCTTACCAGGGACTCTTTATCCCAGGATTTGACTTCAGTGGCATCAATGGTAATAAGCTTAGATTTGTCAGTTTCAAATTCAATGAACATTGCTTGTCTCCTTATTTTTTGTTTATATATAGACTATCTTACTATTTATTTAATGTCAACAAGTTCATGTACTGAACTTTTAAAAGATTTTCTTGTGTAGTCAAGTTTACGGTTGGGTATTTGAGCGATCGCTGTAGTACCTGTTGATATCAGATTAAAATATCAGATCCAAGTACCATTTTTAATTTACGTATTTGAACATAAAAGAACCGCTTAGACTTTCATCTAAGCGGTTACAAGTTATTTAAAGTAGTTTATATATTAATTAAATTTCTTTCAAAACTATTGTATATTCTTCCCAGCCGTCTTTCTCAATAGAAAGAACTTCAAAGCCAGTCAATGGCAAGAATAACACCTCTCGTTCTTCAGGGTATTCAGAGAACTTAGAAATATCTCTCCCGGTTTTAGACTCAATCACAAGGGTAATCGATCTGTTATCTGTTCTGGACAAGGGTACACCCAAGCAGTTGAATTTCTGAGCTATGACTTCACTTTTGGATGTGGACATAAAGCCCATATCCCGGTAAACTTTACCGATTTTAAAAGTTGTTGATATTTCTGACTTTTTAAGGGTTAAGCCACGGTAGACTGTTCCTTTAAAGCATTTAACATTTTGTAAATCTTCAATTATTTGTTCTACTGACTCATGATTTTTCCCGTATCTTAAAACCCGGTTAATTGCACCGTAATCTTGTTGAGTATATTGGTTTAATGTTGTAGTCATTGTCTGTTTCCCTTGTTTCCTGAGTATGTAACTACTATAGACTATCCTACTATTTATTGTCAAGTAGTTTTAAAAAAATATTTATTTAAGAGTTACTACACCATTGCTGCAAACATAATCCATGACATTGCTATAATCGCGTGTTCTGTTTTCACCAATTCTCACTTTAATTTCTTTTCCTTCAATTCCTAAGAAATAATAATCTTTTCTTCCTACCCTAAATTGAGTATGTCCTTCACCTAAAAGACCAGATTCAAGAATAGACTTTATAGCCTTAATTTCTACCGATGTAAAGTGAATATTGCCCTTCACGGACTTAATCATGTTTTTTGTAATTTTACCCAATGTAGCCAACGAAGGTGCTAGAGATGTCTCTAACCTTTCTAAATCACCCTCTAAAATAACTAACTGGTCAACGTAAGATTTAATCCCACTTATAATAAGTTTTAATGTAGCTTTGATCTGATGCTTAATGGTGCGGATTTGAAAGTTGATTGTGAATTTCATTTTTGTCTCCCTGCTTTTTGTTTATGTAATTACTATAGACTATCCTACTATTTGTTGTCAATAGATTTTTAAGATAATTTGTACTGAACTTTTAAAAGATTTTCTTGTGTAGTCAAGTTTACGGCAAAGAATGGAACTTAGCTCTGTTTAGGCACAACTAGAACCACAGGATTACCCTGATAATTCCCCAAGTCTTTATAAAATAATGGTTTCAAGAATTTATAAAATATTTTCTAAAACCTACTGACAAATTCTAGTGGATAGACTATAGTAGTTACATAAGCAAAAACAAGGCAAACAGACAATGAAAAGAATATATAACTTGGTGATTGCCAAGATGATTCTTGAAAACATCAAGAATCTTTCAGATGGAGAAATTGATAGAATTTTTAATAACGTAGTACAGGTAAACACCTGTAAAAAAGCTGCCAAAGAAATAAGGGATTTGATAAATAACTCACAACAGGAACAAGACCTTGTAAGTTCTTTAAGGCAGTTGTACAGCAAATAAGAACCACAATAAATCATAACCCTCTTGACTATCAGGAGGGTTTTTAATGTTGAGAGATTTCTTAATACTACTTGTCTCTGTCTGACTACGGAGTTATTTAAGCTTTATTCCATACAAAATAACGGTTTTAAAAAATATTTTCTAAAACCACTTGACGGTAAATATCTAATGTGATAGACTATATATATAAACGAAACCAGGAAAAAGTATGAAGTATAGATGGAAAGATGGAAAGGCACAGGCGATCGCTTACGTTCCTGCGTTAGGCAGATGCGCAGTTGTTCGTGAGGCTAACAGCATTCATGACTTATATGGCGGCGATGAAGACGGTGATGAAGATGACGATACAGATGAAGATGAAGACGGCGATACAGATGAAGATTAAACCATAAAGCAATCAAAACCCTCTTGATAGTTAAGAGGGTTTTTTAACATTAATTTTTAATTTCCGCAACCGTTGATAATTTCGCTTTAAGCGGGCTGTAAACTCAGCGGTATTATGATTCTTCCATTCTGGATTTACAGAGTCTACAATCCAATTTTTAAGGCTATGGCAGACAGTTTTATGACAGTGTCTACAGACTGGGAAAATATTAATCCCATATCTGTCTCCTGACTTCCTATAACTAGAGTGATGGACTTGTTCAGACTTATTAATCAAGCACACACAACAAATCCCATGGGTTCTTATATGTGCGTTGCGGCATTTCTTTTTATGCTTTTTGGCATTACTTCCATATCGAATTTGGTAGTTAGTCATTGTGACAAATAGATAACTACTACCAATGATAATAAAAAACCTGCTTAGATTAAAGTTTAAGCAGGTGTAGTTTATTTAATTTGTCCCTGAGCAATCGTGCCAAAGGACAAAAAGCCATAAAAATTGCCTGTTTAAATTAAATTTAAACAGGCTCAATCATGCCAAATACTGATTATCTCGTTAGTCAATCGTGCCAACCGTTCCTGGGGATTTTGAACGGTATTGAGTAAACTTATTGCCCTGTAAAGGTTTTAGCCAGGGACAACTAAACGGCACGATTAAAAAGGGAAGTCGTCAGGGTCGCCTGACTTGTTGTATTCAGCCCAATAATAATCGTAAACTTCTTGAGTCGTTTTAACGTACTCAGAATGAAGAACTGGGATTGAGATGTCTACTTGGGAAATATCCCAAGTAAATTCTATTTTCCCACATTCAAGGGTAGACCCTTGAATAATCTCAACTTTAAATACAGGTAGCTTGACGCTACTCAATCGTTTCCAGTAAAATTGGAAGTTTAGTTCACATAAATTAAATAGGTTTGTCATGGCTTTGTCTCCTTGTTATTGGTTTAATTTTCCAAAATTCTTGTTTTTTCATTAACTGTAAAAGTCAATGAAAAATCTTTGTGTGATAAACTCAAAGTATTTGAATCTATCAATACTGCTGTAGCTGTATTCAGAATTTCATACAGCAGTATTATGTCAATTTGTCTTTCGTCAACAGGACAAATTGACATATTGGGAATAATAAATACTTGTGTATTTACTGTTAGTACGGCAGAAAAAGAATTATCTTTATTCCGCTCAACTTTGACTAATGTCATCCCGTTTCCTGTGTTTTGTCTATATATAGACTATCTTACTATTTATTTATTGTCAACAGGTTTATGTACTGAACTTTAGTAATTTTTATTTATACTTAAAGTACATATTTAAACATAAAAGAACCGCTTAGACAGAACGACTAAGCGGTTAATAATTATTAAAGCACTGCTTGTTATTTAGTTTACTTTTTCTCCCACTTAACCAAACACGCTTGGTACTCAGGGTGACTAGTTAAATACTCATCTTTGAGAGCGATCGCACTGATCAAATCTTCAGTAATCCAGGGACTACAGAAGATTATCTTGCTGGTCTTCTGTTGACCAGCTTTTAATTTAAATCTGTACATTCCTGTTTTTTGATCCACTCAATGACGGTTAAGGCAGCCGTCCAAAAGTTATCTTTGTCTTCCATTGGCATCTTTCCAGTGAGGTTCTGCTATTGTTATCTTGAATTTGGCTCTTGCTTCATCTACTGCTTGTTTTCTTTGTGTTTGAATCTCACTGAAGATTTCTCTGTACAAAGATTCTTTTGATAAATCAATAGTCTTCATAACTTTTGTCTCCTGTTTTTTGTCTATATATATAGACTATCTTACTATTTATTTATTGTCAACAGGTTTATGTACTGAACTTTAATAAATATTATTTATACTTAAAGTACATAATTCTTAGGCACGTTGACAAGGTTTAATAGATAGACTATGTTGGTGGTACAAATTGAAAGGAAGACAATATGACTTATCATCCAGAAACTCAAGCCCGCTACAACGCTACCGAAAAAGGTAAGGCACGTAAACGTAAGTGGGTTGCTAACATGACTGAGGAACAGAAGGAAAAGCAGCGTCAAGCTAAACGCGAATGGGCAGAAAACATGACAGAAGAACAGAAGGAAAAGCAGCGGCAAGCTAATCGTGAGTGGGCTGCTAACATGACAGAGGACCAATTAATAAAGCAGCGTGAGTCTAGGCAAAGATGGTTAGACAACATGACTGAAGAACAGCGCGAGAAGCAACGGGAATATATGCGTGAGTACAGTAGAAACAGACGACTAAAAAAGCTACAGAACAAGGAAGATACTAAGCAAACGGATTGTTGATTTTTCCGCCCACAAAAGTGCTTCGAGGTGCTGAGTTGCCCAATTCACTAAAAGCACCATCGGCACTGTCTACAATGTCATTGGTGAGGGGTTTTTTACTTCCATCAAATTCATGTATTGCGGCGAGAAACTGGTCGTTCCAAGCACCCCTAAGTAGTTTGACTTTTCCCTGTTTGGCTGCGATCGCCATGGGTAAGGCACGAGTTACTTTATCCCCCAATGGTTTAATTCCTTTAGCGTCAAATTCTGTTAGTTGACGCTTTAGCGAAACTTCATAACGTTTACCAGCACTACCACCTTCTAGTTCCCACCTGATTTTACAGTCTGGACCATCTTGGTAAGCTATTTTGACTACTGATAAGTCGCCTTCTTCTGCTGATACCTGTTCCCAGTGACAGTCAAGGATGTAGTACGTGCCTTGATGCAATTTAATCTTGGTACGTACACTATAGAAACTAGATTTGGTGGCAACATCAGCGGCGGTGGCTGCAAAGTCCCAAAATGCCACAGTTGTACCACCATTGGGAACTGCATTAACAATCTCAAACCACTGACGATTAAAGATAGTCCCTGATTCATATTTAATTTTCCAGTTGCCTTTAAGTAGTCGCTCCATCTCTACAGGGTGCAACGATAATAAATTTTGTAAGTATTGGGGGTTGGTTTCTATTAGTGCCGGGTTGTCATAAACTGTACCCTTAATAAAACTAAAGCTTTTAGGCGGTGCTATTTCCGCTAAGTCAGGAAACTTGTCCATAAGTTCATCTTCAGTATCACCCCAGTGCAATTCTCCATTAATCCGATAGAAATAACGGATAATTCCTGATCTTTCCTCTATGGGGTATCCGGTGTTTTGATCAATATACCAACTAATCATTTTGGCTACCCATGAATCAGCATCAGGGTTACAAGTTGCATCTATGCGAGGCTTGACCCCACAGGCGGAACGATTACGGGAAAAGAGAAACCAGAATTGACGCTCGGTAAACTTAGTCAGTTCATCAAAACCGATATGGCATATCTGCGAACCAGGGTACTTGTCTTCTACATCTTTCTCATACTGAGCATGCCCAAAACTAATCGCGCTACCATTGGGAAATGTCCAGTCAAGCTGGTATTCTCGCGCTATTGAGTTTTTTATTTGTTTATATAAACTCCTAGACTCATCCCATAAACCACCTTCATTAGTTATTTCCGGTCGAGTTCTTCTGAAGATTACTGAACCATAACCAGGCACGTTTAAATATTTAGCCGCTTTTAGTAACATAGCGTAGCTTTTTCCACTGCCGGCTGCACCCCCATATATGCAGACATCAGCGTAGTTGTCATAAAATAGTTCTTGCGCTCCGGGTTGAGGGTCTGGCAGATCAATATGGATTATTTGGTTTCTAGATAATCTGGTTTTAGTGTATTCTCTGACTTTAATGATGTTTTTAGGATTAAGTTTGTTCATGATTTTTATATGCACAAAAAAACCCACTGTTAATAGTAGGTTAAAGGATGAGAAAGCTAAATCTATTATGTATTATGGCATCATTATTTGCCATAAAAGTTCATTTCTTGCTTCTATATATTCAACAGCAGAGAGGTATTTCTCTTCTGTTGAAAACATCTTTTGATTAATCTCAAATGCAGATAACAAAGTGTTCATCTGCTCGTCTGACAAACTCCATTTGACTTTAAAGTCAGCGTCTAACTGACTTAATTGTATTTTCTTTTTATACTTAGCTAATTTTTCATTAGCTAAATCATTGACTTCTTCAGTAATAGCCCGACTGTCATACTGACAATTAACTGCATTTGCATTTATCTCTTGCTGCCATAATTCAGCTTCTACTTCTGAAATAAGCATTTCCCATATTTCTGGGGAATCAATATTCTCCAGAATGTATTTTTCTTTGGTGGTATTTTCGTCAAGACGACGTTTTATTTCTTCTTTAAACTGTTTCTTCAGTTTCGGCGATTCTAGCTTGTTAGAACCCCACTCCAGGTATTCTAAAGGCACGTTTTTAATGTCCGTGCCTTTATGTTTTCCAAATGTTAAAGTAGTCATTTTTCGTCTCCTGTTAACTTGTTTAACTGTTTAACTCATCATATCTACTAAGTCTTGGGCTGCTGCTTTTGCAGCCCAAGAATCTTGAAAGGATTCAAGAAGATTGTCGTCATCAATGACAACGTTATACCAGTTGCCAACTGGTATTAAGGTTATGCTTTTCCCCTTGTATTCATATTTCATTGGTTTGTCTTTTAATTGATAAATATAGTCTATCTTATTATTTGTTTATTGTCAATAAATTTTATACTGAATTTTCACACAATAAAAAACTACTAAATAAAGAGGGTTTACTTAGTAGTTTGTAAAGGTGCATCTTAATATATTATAACATAAATATTCTTGTCAAGCTTGAAAGCATTGAAAATAAAGGGCTTAAATATTTGGTTACATTATCTTATTAATAGATACTAACTATCTTTTTGGAATTAAATTCTCTTGATATAGATGTTTGCCAGTAAGATACTGTAGTTAAATATTGAGAATTTATTAAAAGTACAGCAAATAACCAGCTAATTAGCTTGACAGGGATAAAAAGCTGTGTTACACTAAAGGTGCGATGGTTACAAAAACAAAAACGCTGTAGCGGTTTGATGTCTGTCAACTGCTACAGCGTTGGAAAATTAGGTTTACTAATTTCATTACAAATTACAACATAATTAAATGGTAGCTCATGGTTTATGAAAAATCAAGTAGTAGAAACGATTTTAACGGAACAAGAAGTAGGAGAGATTAAGGAGTTGGCTTATGCGATCGCCAATGACCTGACTGATCGGGTTTTGTTTACTCACATGGGTATTCTCAATGCCTTAATGTGGCGGGCTTCTGTTGACTATGGAGTCAATGCCAAGAATATGGACTTAGACAACTGGAAGAACTTGCTGCTTTGCAGTAAGGACCAGAATGTGAATATCATGGTCGCTCACAAATATTTGGAAGATTATTTAATAACTAACTGGAAAGGTGCTTTTTATAATAAAACCACTTTAAGAACTTACAGAAAACTCCATATCCAGTGGGGTTTGTTCTGGTTTGATATTGATTCCCGTCCCAAGGGCGCGGCTTGGGGTGCGGCTAATGGTGTGGAAGGACAAGGTACAGCCACCCCCCCGGTTTTAGAACGGCTTGATATTCCCAAAATCCTGATTTTCTATCAGGTATTTGATCAGGTCCGCAGGGACAGAATTAATTGGAAGTTAAGACATTCAGAGAATGTTTCCAGCTTTGAGTGTATGCCTGAACACGGTGGCATGATGATGGTTCAGTTCTACAATGCCTTATTTCATGTCACCAGCGACTTTCGTGGCAATTGTCATGGACATGGTGATGTGATTATTGAAACGCTAAATGTTGAACCAACCCCAGTCTTTAAAGTCATTATCTGGAAGTGGACCAGACGTAAAGGCTTGTTTAGGATGGTTTGGGAGCGTATGCTAGTCAAAGCAGGGCAAATTGCTCAACAAGCCATATCACTCACGTCTAAGCTAGTTGATGAACCATTGGGAAGTATAGTAGAAGTACCCTATTAATACTTCTGCTATTTTTAGTGAAATAAAATATTTTTAATTGTGTCTAGGTAAGTTAATAGAATTTACCTAAGTTTTCAGTTGTGTTCATCAAATAGCTTAGACGCTTCATAAAAACGCTGGACTCTTTTTTGCTGTTTAAAACCTTCCAATATTTTATCTAAGCGTCTTGTGATTTCATTAGCAATGTGCTGGTTTTCTTTGAAGCTATGATCTCCATAGTTGCAATCAGAGTTAATAGCAATGTTTCGTGCTGCTGATGCTTCTTTGCTGTTATTAAGTATTTTGTATAGCATTGCTGTACGTTTAAGGGTTGTATCTGTATTTAAGAGGCTTTCTACTGGTATCTCACTATTTTTGTTCATATTTCCTCTTTAGATTATAATATAGTCAAGTGCGTGAATTTAGCGGAATCAGTGGAATTATAGCCACTGATTTTTTTGTGTGCTATAATTATGAAAATAGAACCCCCTGTTACTATCAAGTCAGTCCAGTGATCACTTCAACATCACTGGATTTTTTTATGTGTTACAATGGTGGTGAGCATACCTGGTTACGTGAATCTAGCGATCGCTCCAATGTCGCTAGATTTTTTTCTTTTCAATATACGTTTTTTGGGAGTAAGGATTGAATAGGGAGATTTAAGGCAATGGCAATTGATTCAATCTCACTAAATGATATGGTCTGTCTTCTACCGTCCTGTCCTTTAAATAGGTCTTCTATGGCAATTATTACGTTGACGGATTTATCAATTTTTGCTGCTAGTTGTTTCCTAGACATTCCTGCTTTCTCACGAGCTATATAAATTAAGATTCCTATTTTCCCTTCTGTGGACAAGGTTTCAAAGCTATTTGGTTCTACAATCATGACTGATATATTATTATTTACACCACTAATAATATATCAAAGAAAACCGCTGATTCCCGCTTTTTTCGCAGATTTAATTAAGTCAAATAATTAGTTTAACGGTTAAACTAAAAGCAGTTTTAAATGTTTTAGTTATGCCAAATACAACTAAAAATAAAACTATCTTAACTAAGGTTTTAAGTTCTGATTTGCTATTAAATCGGGACGCAAGAACTTTAGGATTCTCGTTTTCTTCTAAGAGTAATATCTGTGAAAGATATTCTCTCTATGGTGATTTACCTGAAGGTGCTAGTGTCGTTTTTGATGAACAATTATCCCACGATGCTCGTAGCTGGGACTTGACAAGGGTTACTAATAAAACTTGTCCTTTTCTCAAAAATCATGCACGTGGTCAAAAAATCGGCATTGTTACTGAAGTCGGACTGGACGGCGATCGCGGCATGGCAACTGTGAAGCTGTCTAGGAACGGTTTGGCAGAACAATTCATGTCTGATATAGAAGATGGTACTTCTGGAGGTATCAGCTTTGGATATACCGTAGAGGAATACCGTGTTATCACCCCGGCAGAATACGCTACTGATAAAGATGGTTGCGTTATGCTGACAAAGAAAGCCCTCTTAGAAGCGACAAAGATAGTTCTATTGGAAATATCTTCTGAAGACATACCAGCGGACCCAACAGTTGGATACGGAAAGTCTGTTGTATGTTTTGATGATATTTCAGTTAAGGGAGATCCCAATTTTAACCCCAATCGAAAAATGAATGAAAAAACTGAACTGGAATTAGTTGCAACTAAAGCCGCTTTAGCAGAAGCTAATAATACTAATGCTGCATTGGTTGACAAACAGGTTTTATTAACCAATGAAAACAATAGACTGAGTGAACAAATTAAGGTTTTAAGTAAGTCTATTGAGGAAAAAAACACTGCTATTTCTACTTTTGAAAAGCGTGAATCAGTGGTATCTCGCTATTATGATTTACGTCAAAAAGCTGAAGATTTGGTATCTGAAGGCAAACTAGCTGCTGTTGAGTTTGGTGAATTATTTTCTGAAAAACCCAGTAGTGATATTGCTCACCATACTAAGTCTGATAAGTTAAGTTACATTGAGTTCCATCTTGAATTAATCAATAAGAGAACCGCACCTTTACTTAACTTAAAACAATCAATTTCTGAGCCTATTGTCAATGCTGGTCAGTCTAATCCTGCTGATTTAGAAACACGGGCTTTACAGATTATTCAATCTTTAGGTCAATCTAAACCAATTATAGATTAATACTATGACTATGCGTTATGAGTCGTATCTTTACGACGATGAGTTATCAGGGTTTTTTCCTGTATTAGCACGGGCTACAGAAACAACCCCTACCCGATACACCCGCTTAAATGAAGCCTATGCAACGGGATCTACTGGGGCTATCCGTAAGCTGGTTAAAACTTTTGCTCCTGGTTTCTTTGCTGGTAGTGGAACTTCGGCTTTATTGGCTGGTAATCGGATTTTACCCCGTATGACTACCAGAACCGCTACCGCTGCTAGTGCTACTAGTATTTCTTTCCCTGTCGGTACTGCTGGTATTTTCATACCTACTGATGTTCTCTCTATTATTGCACCTTCAGTAAGATTGACAATCTCATCCTCAAGTACAGGATGGGCTGCTAGTGATACTATCACTGTAACCGTCAATGGCATTGCTGTTACTTATACTGTGGTGGCTGGCGATATTGGTGGTTCATTGGCAGCAACCAATACTAACGTGGCTAATAAAGTAATTGGAGCGATCGCTGCTAATTCTTATACTTCTAGACTGGTTTCTGGTTTATCGGTGGCTGGTACTTCCCCTGCTATGGTAATCGTCTTTTGGGCAAAAGATTTTACCAGTCTTTACAGTTTTACTACTAGTGTTTCAAGCACCAATGGTACTTCTACCGCTTCTGCCGCTGTATTTGCTCCCAACGCAGCTATAGGTACAATTTCCGCTGTTAACACAGTTACAGATGTTGTTACCATTAGTGCGGCTTCTGTATCCGTGCCTTTGGGTATGCCTATAGGTGTGGCTGCTAGTTCACCGGAAAACTTAGGAATGTTGTCTCCTGAACTTCCCATAGATTTGCTGTACAGAGAAAGCCAGAATTACGCTCTCTACTTAGAAGGCGATGTTTATGGGTCTAGGTTGCCTTATATGGATGGACAATTAGCTGCTTTGTATCCTGAAATTCGTTTGGTGTAATTTATGCCTTCAATTATTGAATTAATCAACTCACAACCGGGCGTAGTCCAGCGAGCTATTGACTTGCAACTGGCAACTGTCTCTAGCACTGGCGAAGTCTATGCTGACGGTTATCCCGATCCTGCTTTGAATCGTTTTTTTCCTTTTGTTCAGTATAGTGATCCGGTTTTAGCATTGCTCAAAATGCGGGCTTATACTCCTACTCTTGCTTATGTGGTAGCTACTGATGGTGCTATTCCCCAAGATGTAGAACGCCTTAGCGTGACTCAAGAAACCTTTGGTAATTTTAAACTGGCTAAATCTAGATTGATTACTGAAGAGGATTTTAACCTTGCTCAACAGGCGGAACGCTTGGCTATGTCCGGTAACGCCCAAGCGTCTGAAGCTATCAGGAATATCTTTTTAGGCGTACCCGCACTGCTTACCCAGTCTGTTATTAACTTACATACTGTGTTAACTTTGCTGATTGCTTGTACTGGACAATGCAACTATCCTGACCCTACATCAGGAGCATCAGCAGTTCTTAGTTACAGAAGTCAAATCCCTTCGGACAATTTACCATCTGCTTTGACGGGTACTGCTGTGTGGTCTGCTTCAACCACAGCTACAGGTATTGACGATTTGGTGAGCCACTTGTCTAGTTACTACAACAGTGTTAAGAGGTTTCCCCCTTATATTGTTATGTCTAGGCTGACTGCCAACAACCTTAGAAACCAAACTAGCACTAAAGAAATTGTAGGACGGTCTAGAGGGATGATTACAAGCTTAGAAGCAGCTAATGCCAGTGCCGTAGCTGCTTTGCCACCTCCGTCTTTACAGGAAATTGGTGGTGTGGTTGGACAACGATTATTAGCAGGTGGTGGTCAAAACCCCAACATTGAGATTATTGTTTCTGATGCGGTTTACTATCAGCGCGGTTCAGGTCGTGTAGGCACAGAAGTGAAAACCTATGTCCCTGCTGATTATTACTTCTTTGCTCTTGATAACTACATTGAACGGGCGATTGTTCCCACAGCTTCTAACAACTTTGCTGGGGGACTGGTAACTACTACTGAAGTCGTCAGCAAAGAACCACCTCAAGAAAAAATCACTGTAGCGGGACGTGGCTTTCCCCTTGTGATGGACCCTCGTTTTATCGGGGCTAGAAGTACCAATAGTGCCACTGCGTTGACAGTTATTTAGACTGTGACCACTTGATTGGGCTGTTTCCCCTAAACCCAAACATGGATGTACCTTTGGTTGGTGATGCTGATTCTGGACTGGTATTTGTGACTATCTTTAACAGTCGTTGGTATTCAAGTCCGTACTTACTTTGTCCGTAGCTATCGGGAACACTTTGTAACTCAATGTTGTAAGATTCATCATCTACTTCTAAGCGTTTTAAGACTCCCGTACTGTAATCACTACCCGTACTTTGTTTAGTTAAGGTAATTTTGTGAGCGGTCAATAACTCAGTTGCTACGTCTTTTAAAGTTCCCCAATGGTACAGTTCAACTTCTAAAAGTGCTTCTGGTAAGAACAAATTAAACTTGGTTTCTTCACCCGCAAATTCTGGATACTTGACAATAAAGTTACTGAATAAAATCATGATTTCCTCTTATGTAAACCAAACAATTGGATATTTAGAACCCTTTAATTCTAACTTAACATTAACCTTTCAAATGGGTAATGGTCATTTTGTTGAGGATGCTGTTGGGAATAGGATTGAAACAGTTTCTACTGTGATTGTTCAAGCTTCTGTATCTGCTAAGAAGGATTTTAAGCCTTTGTTTGAAGATGCTCAAATGGGTAGAAATATTATCTATTTGAAGGGAAGAATGATTGGTAATTGGAGTAATTTGATTTTTGATTATCAATTAATTGCTGATGCTGTACTTACTGATTCAAGTGGTAGTATAGTTACAGGACAATGGCAATTTATTCCTGTACCTCAAAACCGAATTGCAACTTATTTAGAAGTAAGAAAAAGATACATTGAGGGTCGTTTAACTATAACAAGTAGGGTATAATTATGGTTGTAGCTAATTGGAAAAGTATTAAAATTCCCCGAAAACTCACTGCTACCCACGCATGGACTGCCCCTCATGCAGTGATTGTCCACGAAGGTGCGACTTTCTCTAATGGCTCTGAAAACCCATCCCGTCCTTGGGTTGGCACTGCTATTGATGAGTATGATTTTTTGGGTGAATATGCCGACGGGTTTAACCAAAGTGAGAACTTCAAACAGGCTTTTATGGCTATGTCTGAAGGATTTGGTGAAGCTTGTCAGGCAAATCTTGAGGATGTCCGTTGGCAATGGCCACGCACCACCGTCCGTAAGAGTGGGGATGTAGTTGGTTCACCCCGTGACATTGTGGACACTGGGGAACTGAAAAACTCTTACGAGGTGCAATATGAAGGCAATTGACCTCAGAAAAATTCTGGCAACGCTACTGGCTACTGAGTTGGGTACTTATACTAATGGGTTGCCTTCAATCTGGGTATACGGTAGTTCATCTCAACCACCATCTGCAAGTAACGGGCTTGAATGTTTGATTAAGGAAACCCCTAATGTTGCAGCTAAAGCTACCAGTGCTGGGTCAAGATATAAGCCTCAACAATGGGAAATTCTACTGCGTAATTGGGTAAAAAATTCTAATTTACCAACGGCGATCGCTAAGATAGAGAGACGGTTTCCAGTCTTACGTTATACACACATTCCCGCTACTTCTGATATACTAGAACAAAGCAGGATTGTCATTTTTGACCCCATAGTCACATAACAACCACTTAAAAATTATGCCAATTAACTTAGATTTTAGTAGACCAAAATCTGTTACAACCAATATTACTACCGCTGTAATTACCGCAGGTACAGCAGTAGAAGTAGAAGGTGCTGGTGTTACCGCTGAAGAATCCTACTTTTTGCCTTTTAATCACGGTAACATCACCCCTAGCACTTTCACTGTTGCCAACTGCAATATTACCAGCAGTAGTGCAACTATTACTACTACCACTGCTAACGGGTTTGCTAATGTGCGTGTTGGTGATGTAGTTACAGTAACGGCTGGCGGTGGTACTATTGCTGCTAACACTGTGCTGACTATCAATAGCACTACTTCTATCACTATTACTGTGAACGCAACTGTAAGTAGTACAACCGCCAATAGCTCTACAATACAGTTTGCACCACCTGTAATTTCTCCTACTGTGTGGGGAATTAGATTACTTTATCAAAAAAACGGTTCTGTAATTACCATTCGCCCTACCATCTATTTTTACGATGGTAGTCTTGGAAGCACTGCTGGGACTGTGGCTAATGCTACTACAGCAATTAACCTCACTGATTCATCAGGTAACGCACCTAGTATTGATTTTGATGCTTTTTACAATGCAATCCGTTTTACTCGCAGTGCTTAATTTTTTGTTTACATTTATTTTGTAATTGCTTAGGAGTTTATAAATGGCTTTAGCTAATCGTCCGGTTCAGACTGTAATTCTCCAAAACTTTGCTCTTGACTTAAAAATGTTGGGAGAGAACAACCGCAATCTCAGCGTGACTACTTTGACTTGTGGGGCTGCTGCTGAAGGTGCTACTAGCATCAGTGTTACTGCCACTACTGGTGTTAATTATACTATCGCTGCTGGTACTGCCCTTTCTTTTATTGCTTCCTCTAGTCCATTGGGGCGAGTAGAAGTATTGTTACTAGCTAATGCTACTTTATCAGGTAGTACTGCTGTACCTTTGACAATTGCACCTCTTTTGGATGCTATTCCGTCTGGCTCTACTGCTAGATTAGTTCAAGATATGTTTCCTGTATTAGGGATCACCAATCTTGGACCTCAACTTAGTCCCACTGTGGTAGACACTACTCACGCCCAATCTGGTAGTGGTACTAGTTCTGCTATTGTCCGCACGAAAAGAGAACTTACTGTAGAAGGCATTGAGTACGTTGGTGATATTGCACTAGAGCAATTTGTTAAACGGACATTCTTTGATCCTATATATATGAATCGGGAATTGTACGCGATCGCTACTTATCCCAATGGCTCAAAACTGGAAGGTGCTTCTAAAGTAACGGCTTTGACCATGCCAGCAACACAGATGGAAGTCATGAAATATACTTTCACTTTAGAGTTTCAAGATGAGATATTTTGGACTCCTGCTTACCACGCTTCTGGTGGTGGTAGTACTGGATTCCCTACTTACAACCCTAATTAATGAAGGTTCTCAAAGATAGCACTGGGTTATTAGCTGTCTTAATTAACTGCCGCATTGATGAAGATAAGTTGCTATGCGGTGCGGCAGTTTTTAGAGGAGGGTTGTCAGGGCAAATTACCGTTTCTGATCGCTACTCCTCTTATCAAGTCAAGATTCCTGATTCCGTTAAACAGGTAGCAACTTATCAACTTTTAGCAGATTCCCAAGATAATTTAGAGATTGAATTATGCGCCCAATAATTAACAAAAAAGCCAAATATGAAGTTATTCCTGTGGGTAATGAGTCCACTGGAATTATCTATTTAGAGAAACGTGGTTCTTTGAGCGTCGGTGAAGCTAGGGACATTGATAGCATTGATGCTAAACGTCAAAAAGCAGCCATTATTGCGTCTAAGCTGGTTAAAAAGATTTCTGTAGACCGTGGTGTCACAATTGCAGAAGCCCAAGAATTACTTTCTCCTACTCGGTCTGCTGATGGTGCGACTGAAGTTGATAACTCTGATGTCATTTACGACTACATTGAAGACTTCACTGAACTAAATGCTCTGAGTTCTATTGACAGTGCCTCTGTGTCCATTTCAGTGGCTACCCTGTTCATTAAGAAACGGGTGGCTTTCCCAGTGGAACTCACATCATCAGTACCTTTTAACTCTACAAGTATTTCCGTCGCTGCTACCCACTTCCCATTACAGGATAGACAAGTGATTCGCTTCGGCGATTGTTTAGTCACTGTGCTGGGCAACTATCAACCCTCAGATACAGATTCAATTATCAGGGTTCAACCTGTAGCGGAAAACTTACCCATGACCGTAGGGTTTCTTTACAATAACTCAACCAAGTCTTACGTAGTTGGTACGGATGAGTGGTCAGAAGAAGACACTAAAGACTGTAGTGATGAATTTGTATCTGCTATCTACAAATTCTATGAGAACGAGCGTAGTCGTTGGAAGGTAGAACCAGAATCAGCACCCGCGCCTGTGACTGAGGGGGAGCAGCTACCAGTTCTTCAGTTGACTGGGGAAGTATTTACTGGCGAATCCAATCCTACCGAGTTTCTGACCCCAGATTTAGAGACTGGGATAGTTTCTTAGACCAGCCTATTCACGTAGTATTTGAGTGCATTGAGGCACTTGAACAACACCGGAGGGAACAGGCTAATATTGAGGGACGGGTTCATGCAATCGGTTGGACGGGACTGTTTAACGGGTTCAAAAAAGACACTGACCCCAATATGGAGTTCATTGATTTGCTACCCTTTCCTGACGATATTAGAGGCGATACCCGCAAGATTAGCCAAGCAACGGAAAACATTGTTAAGGATATTATCAAAAACAATCGGTTGCCCGCTCCGGTTCTATCAGCTTTGAATCTGCTACTTTCTTGATTACAGATTAATATTCTTAGTCTGTAATCTTTTTCTTTATAGGAGTTAATATTATGAATTTAGGCGAATTAATTGTAGAGTTATCTGCTGATTCTTCTGAGCTAGAAAAGACTTTGGAACGGGCTAAGAAGAAAGCTTATGAAGCTGCTGTGGCGGTAGAAAAAAGCTTTGAAAATATCAATCTTAATGTTGGAGTGGACGATGATAGTTTAGTTGATTTAAATAAGCACTTAAATTTAAAAGTACAACATCTTAAAGAAGTTAATAAGTATTTTAATAATAATCCTATTGTTGTTAGCGTTGATGACAAAGAATTAACTGATTTGAATAAGCACTTAAATTTAAAAGTACAACATCTTAAAGAAGTTAATAAATATTTTGATAACAATCCAATTAAAGTTAATACTGATACCAAAAGTCTTGATGAATTAGAAGAAAGATTAGGCGGGCTTTCTAATAGAACTATTACTATTACTGTTGAATCTGATTTAAGTAAGCAACTAGAAAAAAGTTTAGCTGATGCTGTGAAAAATGCTGTTAAAGAAGAAATGTCAGAACAAGCTTCAGCGACGGCTCAACAACAAACAGCTAAAGAAGCTTCATCGCCAAATAAAGTTCAAAAAGTAGACATGGTAGTTAATCCAGGTAGAGCTATCATGGACGGGATATTTGGAGGACTTGGTAAAGGTTTTACTGATGGGATTAATAGAGGTATTGAAGATGCTGTTGGTGTGGATATTCCAACTATGACTAGGATAACTAGTAATATGTTTTTACGCTATTTTGGCGTAGGTAAAAAAGCGCAATCAGATCCTAAAAATGAACAGAAGCGAGTAGAAGCTATTCTTAAAGATGGTGTTGATACTTTTATTAAAGTACATGACGCTAACACCAAAAAATCTAATGTTACTCCTCAATCAAGTACAATTACTCAAAAAACCGTTGTTACAAATCAACCTGTAACAACATTGACGGCTCCGTCCGTGATTAAATCTGCGCCTCAGCAAAAGACTACAGCGGCAACGTTACCTACTGCGATCGCAAGTCCAGTTACTACTGCACCAACAACTTCACCGATAACAGTAGTCACAACTCCACGCAAAACTACTACAGTAGTTTCTTCTGTATCTACTGCAAATAGGGTGGGTAAAAAACAACGCAATTTAGGGTTAGACGACGATTTAGGTGTTGATTTTGAAGCTGCTGGTGGTTCAGCAGCTAGAGGGCTATTACGGTTTTTTGGTATAGGGAAGAAAGCACAATCTGATCCTAAAGAAGAAAAAGCAAGAATAGAAGCAATTATCAAAGGTATGGTTGATGATTATTCCCAGCTTCAATCCTTTCAGGCTCCTGCTATCGTCACAAATACATTAAGTGGTATCAGTAATACTTTTTTGTTAAGTATTGATGAGACGCTTGAAGGGTTAGGTCAACAGTCCAAAGTTGCTATATCTAAAGCTGTTCGCAAAAGTTCACAAGGGGTTTTAAATAAAGCTTCTACTCAAGTTCAAAAAGCTGCAAATGCTTTGTTTAATGAAATAGAAGGGCGAGGCGGTGAATCTTTTACTCAAGTGGTGGGCAAACAATTAGCCACAGCAGCTAAAAGTGCCACTAATAATTTACTTAAAACTATACTTCCAAACACTTATTCAGTAGCTAAGAAATTTATATCTACGGGCGGAAATATTAGTCCTATTGGTAGCAATTCTTCTAATGTTGGCAACTCTGAAGCCAAGTCACCATCAGTGAGTAGTTCTTCTGTTGCTAGTTCTGTTCCTTCGATAAAATATACTCAACCCCTTCAAAATTCTTCTTTTGATGCACTTGGGCAAGCTTCCCTGAATTTAAGTAGCGCAGCTCAATCATTAAACGAATTTGCTTTGCAGTCAAAAATTACAAATGTTCAGTCACCAAATTTAAATAGTACTGTTGAGCAAGTAAAAACAGAATTGCAAACAGCACTGGATATTCCTGTAAATATTCCCAAAAAACCACAACCAGAACTTGAATTACTGCCTGTTGAAACCACTGCTAGTCAAGTACCACAGCAACTAAAACAGCACTTTGAAGCCATAAAAACTAATACATTAAAAAATATTGATTTGTCTAAGCAGTATGCTGAGGCAACTGCTAGAGAGAACGGTGAAGAATTAGTACCATTACAAATAGGAAAACCCAAAAAATCAGATGAAATAAAACTGCAAAAAGAAATATCTTTAAAGGGTGTTAGTGATTCATTCACGGGCATAAATCAATATTTTAATGCAGAATATAAAAAATTAAAATCTGAGTTTGACATAGTTAAATTAACGGGAACTTCAGCAGAAATTAAAGCTACAAAAGAGAAAATTAAAATATTTATAGATAATACCAAGCTTGCAGTTGCAGACATAGATGCTATTGCCAAACAAGCCCAAGATGCTGGTTTTGACAAAACAATTAACAGCGATCTTAGTAAAGTTCATGCTGGGGGTAAGTCTCAACTCAAGTCCAGACAAACAAATGCCAAGGAATTGTTGGGCAAATTAAACACAGAAGAAAAAAATATTTTTGATAAGCAGCTTACCCACTATGCGCCTTTAGCTCAACAATTAGGTATTGATATTGACGCAGGATTAGCAAAAGGTGTTAAGCATGGCTCTGATGGTGTGTCTGATGTTGCCAGACAGATGCTTGATGACTTAATTGAAACTGTTGAAGCTAAGATGAAAATCCAGTCCCCATCTTGGGTGATGTTTGAGATTGGGATGATGATAGCTTCTGGGTTGTTCTTTGGGATGCAAAAAGGGAACAGCAAAGTGTCTGAAGGTGCTAGGAAAATGGTGACAACCGTTAAATCTGCATTTGACCCTCTTAATGATTTATCTAGCTTAGGCTTGGCGGGTACGTACATGATACCCAATTTAAGCGACATTAGCAACAAAGCCATGATTGCCATGTCTGCAACCAGTACAGGCTTAAATATGCTTGACAAGGTTGGGGAACATCATGCAGCTAACCCAGATCAGACTTTATTCCAAGCTACTTATGGGACAGCCAAAAACTTTGTTAAAGACGCAGTAACAGATAAGACTTTTACCCAACCCAGAGAAGCTGTTGACCATTTAGTTAATATCGCTAAATTTGGTACGGAACTCGTTACCCCACTGGGATTAAAAGCTTTCACTAATCCCATAGGGTCTGCTAACGATGGTGTAGCGGCTGCTTTCAGAACTATGGCGATCGCTAAGTCCTTAAAACAAGCACACCAAGATACTAAGCAACAAACACAACAAGACTCTACCCTGAATTACGCTAGTACATTCAAAAATGTACTTCCTCAATATTTAAAAGCAAATAAAATAGGACGCGCCGAAGCGTTAAAAATGTTTGGTGGTGGCTTAAAAGTCGTTCCTGATATGCACGGTAGTAACGACGCTAATCTGTATAACGCTGGGGCTGTGGCAATGGGAACAGCAGCTTCTCTGGGTAATGCAGCTATAAGTAAGTTTGCACCAGTAGCTAATTTTGTCCAGACAGGTAAGGATATTGTCAAGGGATTAGAACAGGGTATACTCAAGAATGCTGGTATTGCTACTAATGCGATCGCTGGGCTGGGCAATTCAATCCAATCCCAGATTAAGCAGAATATGGGTATTCAGTCACCATCAAAGGTGATGATTGCATTAGGGCTAATGATATCTTCAGGGTTAGCTATTGGTATTAGTTCCGGTGCAGTTAATGTGTCTGGTTCTATGAAATCAGTCATTGCTAATATTAATTCTGGAGTGGAAAAATACAAAAATATTAAGCAGTTTCTTTCTCAAGGTTTAGATAAAAACGCTACAAACATAATATCTCAAACAATTCAGTCATTGCAAAAAGATTTTGGTGAAAATAGTTTTATTGGCGTTGAATTAGATAAAGTTGAAAAAACCTTGAAGGGTAGTATAAGTAAGATCAATGATTTACTTTTATCAACGCCAATCGGAAAAAATTTGAATAAGTTATTTAATAATATAGAGCAAAAAATTACTGAATTTAATCAAAAACTAACCTCAAAAATTAAGAATATTTTTGAACAAAGCAATAATTTTAAAGAGGTTGGTACTGGTTTTATGTCTGTAATTGGACAAGGAATAACAAGTTCAGTTGATAAGCTTAAAATAAAAGTATTTGACACCTTTGAGACATTTTTCTCCAGCATGATGTCTCCATTTATTGATATTATTGCAAAAAGCGATAATTTTTCAGATTTTGGCATTAATTTATTTTCATCTATTGGACAAAACATAATAAATTCCTTCTCTAAAATACAAAATCTAATTATTGGTTCTGGTGCAAAAATAAAAGATGTATACAAAAATGTCTTACTGTCAGTGCAATCGGCTATTTTAACCAGCAATAACTTTAAAGAATTTGCAGTTAATTTGTTTTCACCTATAGGAAAAAGTATAGCAAACTTGAATGGCAATTTGTTAAAAACGATTGCTACTATAGGTAAAAATATTCTAACATCTGCAAAGAATATATTTAAGAACTTTTTGCCAGATGTTAACAATGTTCCTAATCTGAAGTTAAATTCAACTTCAGATTCAGATATGGCAACTAACCAACAACCATTAGAAGCGCCTAAGTTAACTACTGATTTATTGCCAGGACAATTAACTGGAAACAATTATAATAAATTAGCTAATTTGGTTTTGCAGCTAACAGGAAAAACTGCAAGCCAACGACAAATACCTTTGCTAGAAAAAGAGACTGACCCCAGCATGGCCGGAATGGCTGGGGCTTATTACCGAGGAGATAATAAAATACGTATACACGCAAAAGATTATGAAGCATTAATTTCATCAGATGTTAGCAAGTTGTCTGACGATCTTATTGATACAATATTGCATGAGATGTTTCACGCTATTCAATATGATTTTGGGAAAATTAAAACAGTACAGGAAGCATCTATGTTTTCCCCATCTCCTACTCTTAAAGAGATGGCTAAATGGAGTAGTGTTTCAGAGTTTAGTGCTGATAGACGCAGAGGTAAATATTCTCCTGAAGTTGTTAACGCAACCTTTGATTTGGAATTAGGTGCTTATAGTTTTGGAAGTAGATATACACAACAAGCTAAAGAAGCATTAAAAACAAATACTTCATTAAGTCAGTCTGTATCAGGATCTCCAAACCAAGTTGCCAAAGAAGTGCAACAACTACAACAAGCAGCGTTGAAGATTGGAAAGTCTCATTATAATGCTTTGGAGAAACTTCAGAAAATGAATCTATCTGATGAAGCGTATAACAAATATCATTCAATGGCTAATATTGCCCGTGACAAAGGTATTAGTTTTGCTGAATCTTTAGACAGCGTTGAAAGCTTATCTCCTGAAGAAGTCCAACAAGCTATAGAAAAATTTAATAAAATTGTTGATTACATTAACAATATCCCTGAAACAGTTAACCAAAAATCATTTGAAATAAATCATGAAAGACAAAAATCAAAGTCAACACCTGTAGCTAAAGTAGTACAGTCTAGCTCATTAGAACAGAGTAAACTACCAAAAGAATTACAGCAAACAATACTATCGTTTAAGCAGACTTATCAAGATATTTCTGGTCAAATCAAAACGATGAATTTGCCAGACGATATTTACTCTCAAGCCCATAAAGCTATTGAAAAAGGTCATAACAAAGGTACTGAACTAATTGAAGTATTAAACAATATTCAAGACTTATCTCCTGAACAAGCTAATTCAGCTATAGAAAAATTTAATCAATATAAAGCTTTTATTGCTGATATTCCTGATGCTATTAGTAAGCACATTAAACCACAAGAAGCCACTAACAAAGAATCAGGTAAACCTGATTCAGCAAAAGTCGGACACCAAGTACAACAAAGTGAATTTTTTAAAGATATCAAGCAAGCAATAAACAAAAGTACCAGTTTAAAAGACTTAGTTTCTAATCTTGCCTCTACCTTGCTTCAAGCTATTTTAAATCCAGTTCGCAAATACATATCATCTTTTGCTACAAAAATATTTGCTGGTTTTACAAATACAGAAGATCAGCCCATTCAGGCTTTTAAGCAAAACTTACCTCAGCAAATTGATCAATCACTAACTAACGTCCACAGAACTGTTTCACCTGTTTTACCTGTACAATTTCAAGCAAGTGATTATGAATTTTATCGTCAATTAAACAAGTCAAACGGTAGCGCATTTAACAACCCTGTTGTTGGACAGATAAACAATGTTGCTGGCAAATTAAAGCCTTCTCAAGACCTTAAAGAAATAGGCACTAACTTAATATCTTCTTTTGCAAGAGGAATTGCCTTATCCGGTAGTTTTGCTTTAGCAGTAGTCACTAAATTTGCCAAGGGCATACTAAGCGCAGTTAAAAAAGTATTTAGAATAGCGTCACCATCAGGTGAAGGTATTGATACTGGGGAAAATTACGCCAGTTCCCATGCTATTGGTATTAACAACCAAGCCCAGACCGCTGTTAATGCTGCTAGAAACATGGCAGAAAATGTTAGAAATGCGATCGCTGATCCTTGGGATACCCCTCTTCCAATGAACCCTGTGTTTCAGCAAGATTTAGATTTAGAAAACCAAGCACAAGCCCATATCAAAGCCACCAAAGAACACTTCCAAAAACTCAAGATTCAAGATTTATTATCCGACGTTGGTGTTAACTTTGGTGTCGATTTTGGGCATGAGGGTATTGCCAGTAATGTTCTTTCTAGCTCTAATTTACTTGGCTATTTAAGCAAGAAATCGGCAAATCTCACCCCACTTCAAAGCACTGTTCATAACAGACTTGTTGACGATTTTCAGAGCCAAAAAGCCATAGCCGCTCACCATTTTGCGATCGCTCGCGCTGATGGAAACCCAGTAGATCCCGCTCTTCTCAGAGGTCTTGACGCGGGCTTTAATTCTATATTGTTAAGAATAGTTGAATTTTCAAAAAGATTGGGGATAAAAGGTCAGTCAATTGACGAATTATTAGCATCAAATCGGTCAGTTGTAAATACAGCGGCTTACCAGCCACCTAGATTTGTAGCACCTAAAACCCCAGTACCGGAAAGACAACCAGGACAAACAGACCAAGAATATAGTCAAGCCGTAAAACGCGCTTTAGCGGAAGATAACAATAATTATCGTAAGGCTAGAAACGCATACAACCGAATGATACTGGGCGTTAGCGACACCCCAACACCAAAAATAACCCAGTTGCCAGCCCTTCCCCCTGTTCCCGTTTATGCAAGAGAGATTATTGAACCCGTAACCAATGTACCACCAGTTCAGCGGTCACAACCTACTATTCCCCTAATCCCAGATCCTTGGAACGATTCAGTAGAGCAACTAGTCAACACTGTCAAGCAAACAGCAAAAACTCAGTTTCTATTACCACCTGCTAGAGAACGCTTAAACATTAACTCGTTTGTACAAACTCAGTCTAATCTACAAAGATTGGCTAGAGAAATTGTTGCTCAACAACCGATGACGCAACTAAGACTCCAGCCACCAACAACACAGCGTACTAGCCCAATAATTTTACCAGGGAACTTTGTACCCAATCCCAACGCACAGATACTTTCCAGCAGGAACTTCGCACCCAACCCCAACGCACAGATCATCTCATCTCAAAAGTTTACGCCCAAACCCGATGCACAATTGATTTTACCAATTGTTCAAGGGCTGTCACCAGCCATAAGATCAACTCATTCACTGGCACAAAATAGTATAAGTGCTTTAATTGCTGCTAACAAACAAATACAAGCTACTATTGCCGGGAATAAGGTAACGGTCTCTTCTCGTTTTGCACCCATACCAGATCCTTGGACTACACCACCTTTGCCTACGCAAACAGTCAAACAATTAAGCAATCAAATGACTGGGCAATATGGCCCAATACCTGACTCTTGGCTAACATCACCGCGTTCTACCCAAGCGTTTAAGCAAGCTAGTAAATTACCTATTGGACAAATACCTGTTACACTTCCATCTACCGTACCATCCTTTATTCCCCAACCTGCTGGTACTACTGCGCCAAAATATGTTTTCCCGCCTCAAACCCTTGGAAGTACCGTACCAGCATACACATTTCCTGTTAACCCAACTCCAAAACCACCTATAGCACCTGTACCACCTATACCACCAACATTATTAGATCAATACTTAAATTTAGGTACTGATTTGGTGACAAATATTTTTAATGCCGTTAATGCAAGCATCCGCCAAAGCACCTTGTCTGGTTATGCTTCATTGGGTCAAGTCATGCGGAATGCTGTTAACGCAGCTTTGTCTTCTTTGGCAGACACGCTTAAACAACCGCTACATCAGGCTTTATTGTCTCAAGCCAGGAGTATGTTGCCTTGGTTCTTGAAATTTATACCTGCAAGTTTTCAATTGCTTCCTAAACTAAGCTTTGCCATACCTTTTGTTGGTGGTATGGTGTTAAGACTAGGTAATTCAATTGTTAAAAATTTACTGGAAAACAATATTTTAAAAGAAGGTGGTTTCTTAACAAATCTACTGAGTTCTATTACTAGAATAGATTTATCGGCTTTATCAGGAACTAAAACTGCTGGCGTTGCAGGGTTTTTGAAAAATATTGTAAATCCACTACCTTTCCTGATTGGATCACAAATTAGTTCATCGTCGCTAGGACTATTAAGCGCAAGCCCGCTTTATGATGCTTTTAGTGGTATTTTAGGGTTAGATAAGTCTGTAAAACCCAACCCCAAGAAACAAGCTCCTACTATTGAAAAAGTATTACAAGACCAGACTAAAATCAATAGAGAAAAAGCTCTCTTGCGTGATGTCAAAGATATTGGTACTAGCACCAATATCAACACAGGGGTAGGACAAAATCTTGCTGCTAATGCCAGTATTGCTAGTAAAGAACTAGTAGAAAACTTAGGAAATACTTTACTAAACAGTGTTTTAAATAATCTTGATATTCCTGTTATTCCTAAGTCTGTAATTCAAGGAATGATTGGCAAGGCAATGGGAGAGAGATCGGGAACAATCGCGGATGCTATTAATGCGTTTGGTACTCAAAAAAGCAAGGCTGAACAATTATTAGAAAAAACCGTTCAATCAGGTAGAACAGATGTTAGCGCAAGAGCAGACATACTCACTAAACAAATATTAAGAGAGCGTGGTGTCACTGAATCTGTGCGTAATGCCATGACACCGGAACAATTAGCCGCAGCCCGTGAAAAAATAACTAAATCCCCAATTGATTTAACTGCTAGAGAGCGTAAACTTCTGAAGTTTATGGGTGATTTTGAATCTCATGCAGCAAGGATGGGAAATGATGTAGCCACAAGAAAGCGGGATGCTATGGCAATGTCTGTTTTGCAAGAACGCGGAATGAGTCGCGCTGAAAGAAAGCAGGTTCAACAATCACAGGGCGGACAAGGTTTAAGCAGTTTTGCTGACAACTTGAGAGACAATCCCCGTACAGGCGGATTTATGGGTAGATTCACAGAAGCTTACGCTAGTAATGACCAGGATGCAATGAAGGAACTGGTCAAGCAAGGGTTAAGAAAAGCTGGGATGTCTACCAAGCAAATCAACAACATTGACCCCAAGCTTTTGGACACAGCCACCGCAGGATTGATGACCACGTTGAGCGGACTACAGGCTAAATTCAGGGAAAAAGGCTTTGATATGGGTAAAGCCTTAGCCAAGGGCTTAAAAGACTCAATGGTGAATCTAGCTAACGCCAAAGATGATTTAGAGTACAACGCCAAAAAAGCATTAGGACAAGCTAATTTTGGTGACTCCGTGGGATTAATATTCCGCCGTATGTTTAGGGGTACAGCAGCCACTCAGTCCCAATTTACAGAAATGTACAACCAGATGGGGTCTGGGGTGAAAAACTTGCTGTTTAAAGATCGCAGTCAAGGCGATGAGATGTTCCCCAATGTCCTTCAGTTCGCAGGATCAATTGCTACCACTTTAGCACCAATTACTACTATGATAGGTGCAATCACGCCATTGTTATTACCTTTGGCTCCAATCATTACAGGCATAGGCATGGCTGTAAACATGGTTGCACCCCACGTAGCTAAATTAATAGATGGTATTCAAAGGGTAGAGGTATTACAGAGAAGATTTAAGTTTTTAGGCGGATCAACAGAGGGCGGAAAAGCAGAATTTAATTATGCAAAAGATATTGCCAACAAACTTAATGTGCCTTCAGAAGTAGCTGCTAACTCTTATTCCCAACTAGCGATCGCAGCTAAAGACAGCAAGATGGAAGGTCAAGGGGTTAAGGAACTATTTGAAGGTATCACCTCATCTCTAAGCGCGTTGGGTATCAACGGTCAGGATGCTAGTCTGGTATTTACGGCATATACGCAGATATTAGCTAAAGGTAAGCTGTCTATGGAAGAGCTTAGACAGCAGTTAGGTGAAAAGTTCCCACCTGCCATGGCTGTATTTGCCAAAGCTATGGGTGTATCAGTGCCAGAAATGAATGCCCTGGTAGCATCTGGTAGCATTTTGTCTCAAGATATTTTACCTAAAGTGGCTAAAATATTAAAAGAAGATTATGGCAATTCTGCCTCTAACCAAGCCGGCGGACTGGCAGTTGCACTAACCAGGCTAGGCAATGTAGGCTTTGAGATTACAACAATATTTACTGATAAACTTGGTGGCACACTAGCATTCTTTGTAAACAGCTTTGCTAATATTTTAGGCGTACTTAGCGGTGCATTAAAAGATTTAATACCACTAGCCCAATCCTTTATGATTGGATTTGCGGCCACAATCAGCATAGGATTAACAATCATTCTTTCCAAGTTTAAGCCTTTGCAGGTTGCCATAGGTAGTTTGCAAAGCTTCTTGTTAGCTACCTTTTCCGCTATTACCACCAATATGATGCCTATGGTTATTGGTGTAATGTCTGACGTTGCCGATGGCTGGTTAGGTGCAGAAAAGAACCTTATGGACAATATGTTCCAAGGTATTAGCAATATGTTTGTCACTGTTTTTGGAACTATAGATTCAGTCATGCGTTCCATGAGTAACAATCAATTTAGTTTTTCTAGTATGTTTGGTGGCTTAATCCAAGGCGCACAACAGGCTGGTAATATTATGGAATGGCTTAAAGGAGTGTTTGCAGGATTCTTTAAAATTATTCCATCTGGATTGGTAGAACTACTCGCTATAGTATTCATGCTAGAACAGGGGACGGGCTTAATGGTTATGGCTTCT